CCGTGGTCAACAGCAAATCTTCAGAGACGTCCTCGGCGTGACGACGGACGCCCATGCGCATCGTGTTACCAGTCAGGTCAATCGGAACGCCGCTGACGGTCTGATAGGCGAACTGCCGATAGAAGTCGGCGTCATTCTCAACGGTGATGTTCACGATTGCCATCTCATTTTACCGTCAAATTGTATTGATCCAGCACGGCTCCCAACGACTCATTGGTCTGTTGCTCACTGGCATCGGTCGGCCACCACGCCGGAGCGGAGCCCAAGGTCTGCCAGTTCACATAGTCTTGGTCACTCTCGCTCACTATCTCTCCGGTCTTGCTCTTGTACAGGCGGCCGTCACTGGCTTTCCAATACCAGTCCTTCGGGTCAAAGAGACTGATCATTATCGACATGTCATCAGGCACTATTCTTCCGATTGGTGAAGTCATATGTATTGTCCTCCATATTGCATGACACCGCCGACGGTGCCTGGATAGATCGTTCCACCAGATCTGATCACGGCATTGGCAGAAGCCAAATACTTCTGACCCGTCACGTTCGCCGACCCGGTGATGCTGCCAAATGACAATTGAATGTAACTCAGGTTGTCAGCATAGACGAATGAAGCGGCGTAACTCACGGCCGCGATAATGTTCAAGGTCGGGGGCGAGCCGCCATTAGCATAAGTTGCCTGACCGTTAAAAAGCGTGCAGATAAAGGCGCCAGGATGACCCTGCTGACCTGCGGCACCGCCGCTGACCGTCAGCGTCCCATCGAAGTTTAGTTGTGATCCATAGGCGACTATATTATGGGCACCGACACAAGCTCCCCACTGCATGTTCTTGACAGCGACGAACGTCACGCCTTGCAGGTTGATACCCGAGACACCAGGACCTACATTGACGCCGGAGGCCGTGAGCAGGAAGCCTTCCATCGTGTGCGCGCTGCCAACATTTGAGCCAATCACGCAAGAGGAGTTGACGCCATGGATGACACAATTCGGCGGGCTCGCCGAGTTACCTATCCAATGCACGTTTCCAGCGCCGAACATCGGAGGCAGAAAGACGGCAGCGTAAGCGCCATAATCAGCCACATAGACCGTGATGCTGTACCCATTGAGATTGTATATCCGCATCGCGTTCGAGGCGGCCTGCAAGGTCAGGAACGGCCCGTGGATGCCGGTCGAGTAGGCGGCGGACAACCCGTCATAGTTGTCATTGCCGGTATTGCCGTTGACGTAATAGGTCTTCGGAGTAGTCAGATAGATCGGTGTGCCGGTTCCGAGTTGTTGCTGGGCAGCCCATACCACCTGGAATTGAGTACCGTCGTACTGGAGGCAAGCCAACATGTTGGCTCGCAAGGTAGACGCAGAGATCGGAGATAAATCGGAATTGACGATGTTCTTGTTGCCAAGAGAATTGACGTTCATCACCGAGGGACCAGTGTTGGTATTGGCGATCTTCAGGATCACCATCAGATATTTGAAATATGCCAGGGGAGCGATCGGCAAGTTGGTAGCGTACGCGTTCGCTGTGCCGGTGTCGTCGTTACAGTTGAGCAGCATGCTCTGGATGCCTCTGCCCAACTGATACAGATCGCTGTTGTTGGGAGCCTGCCCAGTCCTTCCGATCACATGTACGATCTCACGCTGGGGAAATTCAATCGAGGCAGCTGGTGGGATCGAGCCAGCTCTGGCGATAGAAGGATCACCATTGATATACGGTTGATCGCCTTCGGTGACTTCTTCCGGTTTGCCATATGGAACGTTGTATTTCATGATCGCCTTCCCTTCATGGTGTACCGGCCATGGGATCACCCGGTGTGAGGCCAGAATAGTCGAAGATAATTTCGGTGTGAGCCGGCTTCCATCGCTGCAAGATGCACTCCAAATCCTGGGCAATCCCGATCCGCAAGTGAGGGTCCACCCCGGTCTGTCCGCCGCCACTCCCGCACCGAAACCAAGTCAGGCTGGTCTTGTGGACATGGACGCTCCAGTAGTAGCGGTTCTCAGGAGGACCAAGTCCATAGTTTGGATACTCAGACAGTTCTCCGTTCTGGACCCGTTCTCCGTTCGGGTTATAGATCGGGAGATAACCGAGCACGAACGTAGTGCTGAACATCGGGTTGGTGCCGTCACCATACACTCTGTTGTCGCCACACCTGTCTAGCCCGACCATGAACGTACGGTACTCGGTGATCGAGATGTCATAACCGATGAACGCCGCGAAGTCTATGAACCACTGACGGGACTGCCCACCCATCAAGGTCATGCGAAGGACTAAGGCCTTCTGTCGCTCACCTATTGTCTGCGGCGCCGTGTAGCACGGGTCTGGCAGTCCCCAGTTCCGCTCCCAGTCCGGCAAGAGCTCGATCGTCTTGCGAGGATCACTCTCCTGCTCTAACAAGTCTGCGGCCCTGCTGTCCACAAATCCCCAATACTCACAGAGCCCGTCGCAGGTCTGCCACAGCACGCTGCCGATCGAGTGCTTGGGCCACGCCTGGCCGTGGGGTAACAGCGAGAAGAAGGCTTCTCGGTAGTCGCTGCCAGATCTGCGAACGTGGCGGTCACTCATAGAGGATGGTCTCCAGTACAGCCATGTGGCCTGGAGAGCTCATCACGAAGTCGGTGTCGGTGACCAGATTGAACGAGATGACCGACGGCGCGTTCATGATCGCGTAGTTGATCCAGCTGGCGTAGATGGTTTGGCCCGGAGCAGCCTTGACCTTCAGCATGTTCTGGACGGAGAGCTCAATCTCGGCCTGACAGTCTGTCGTGTTCGGTACGAGATTAGCGATCGTGATGTCCAGAAACTGCTTGATCGGAGCGATCACGTAGCAGTCCTTGACCGTGACCGGTCTCATTTGGTCGATGTATCCGGCCACGGTATTGATATCCGCCTGGGTGGGCCACCCATCGTCGCTGGCCCTCAGGTCATCCATCAAGAACCGCGTGGTCATGGTCCCGATGCCCATCTCGTTGGGACTTGACCACGCCCTCGTCACTCCTGGCACCGCCAGCGCCCACGCCTCATAGTCGGTCTTGTCTCCTCCCATCGGTGGCTGCTGGATGCGTCGCAGGATGCGAGTTCGCAGCTGCTCATCTGTCTCCGTGTCCGTGCCACCATCCATGGTGATCACGGTCACTTGCCCATCCACGCCCGGAGGTGGAATGATGAAACTCAGCGAGTCCTCTGGCTGCATATTGCCGATGGTCCCAGGGTCCAGCGCGGTGACCGGAACGATCGTCGGTCCAGACCCAACTATCGTCTGGACTGTGACCTGGTAGGTAGCGTTCTGGGTACTGCCACCGAGTAGCGATCCGGCTGGGATGACACTCCCATTGAGACCGGTGGCCGTGATCGTACCGGTGGCCATGGTGGCCTGCTTCCTCCCGGTGGTCCCGTCGGCATTAACCAGCCAGATGTCACCATGCCGGTCCAGCCACTCAGTCTCCGCAGTATCCGGAAGCAGTTGGAGCGAGAGCCAGTCGATATACTCCAACGTGAGAAAGCACAACGCGCCCTGGGTGTCACTCATGACCCGCAACACACTGTTCGGAACGGTCGCGTCGCTACCAGGCAGCGAGCCATGGATGCTGTCCCTAACCAGGCTCCTGACTTCTCTCAGCGTAGGAGTGTTCCACGGCATTACGGCATGATCCCCTGCCAGAGCATCTGATACATCAGGTCGATGGCCGTGCGAGGTCCGCGATAGATGCGCACCACGGCGTTGAGCTGTTGCTTGCTGACTCTCATTGAGAGGACCTCATAGCGACTCGCGATCTTTCTATCTACGAACGGCTGGATGGCGTCTCTGATGTAGTTCATGGCCCAGGTCTGGGTACCACCGAACTTGGCCTCCACCGGCTCCAGCGCGCTGCGACGAAGTAGCCACAGCTTGGTCCCGATCGGCCACGCGTTCCAGATCACATCCCCATCAAAGTCGCCCCACCACCCCTCTCTGTTGGTACTGTCCGGGTCCGGAAGTCTATCATCTATGCTGGCCAACGCATCTGTTCCTAACGCGACCACGACGGCTGTAGCCAACGCCATGCTGTCATCCAACTCTCCGCCAGGAAGCAGCGCCCAGTCGATCGTCACCGAGTATCTTGGAAACTCGGTGTTCTGGACCGTCCTGATATCTATGGGGAGCGTGGTCACGGCTGCCGGCTCTCCAGTTCGGCTACACGCCGCTCCAGTTCGGAGATACGATCCAGCAACGGCATGTTATCTTCCGAGGTCGGCGGTCCTGGGTTCGGTGCATTGACCAGCACCGCGCCGGCGCCAGACGTCTGAGTGGTCATGCCATGACCACCGTTGACACCATAAACCGGGTGGCTGGCGTTATCGTCACCAAGCCGCATCTCACCCGTGAACGACCAGCGTTTGGCCTGCTTGTCATAGTAGCCAACCACATCTTCGCCAGAATAAAATTCGATCCGTTTCTTGCTGACCCTCATTTCTAGATTGACGCTCTGACCTTCGTGCTTAAAGTCCTGCGAGCTACTGCTGGAGCCACCACTGGCGGCGAGCGTGGCGGCCGATGCGCCGCCACCAGATGACCCACCACCGCTGCCACCGGACAAACCCGGGCGCTGCTGCTTCTCCTTCTCAACGTGGCGCACCGACACGAACCGCTCGACGTTCTGGCCACCGCCACCGCCGGAGCTATCCTTTGCGGCACCGCCGCTGCCGCTTTGTTGCTGGCTGTCATCTGGACCATCGAGCGACAACATATACAGCCCGGTGCGCCGGATCAGCGTCATCTGTCCAAGATCGTCGTATTGCGAGTTCTCTCCTTCCTTCATACCCCACGGCCTATGTCTGCGATCATCCATTATTCCCATCACGGGAAAGCTGCGATTACCTCCCATGAATGAAACGAAACCCTCTGCGCTCTGTTGAATTTTACCTTGCGCATCCTTGGCAGCCTTCCTCACCACCGAGGAGAAACCGTAATTCTGCGGAGCCTCGATCGCCTTCCTAGCCTCATTGGCCATAAAATTACCATGGCTCTCCTGCATGAGTTGCGAGTCATCAACCTCTGGTATGGTGGTCCTCGATCCGCCGGAAACGTAAGCACGGAAGGAGGAGTTGAGTGGCGTCGCCCTGTGCATGTCCTACTCCACTGGTGGGATCGCATCACCGGGCTTGGTCGCGTCCGGGAGCTGGTCTGGTATGGAT